TCCGCTCAAAGACGGAACCGACGTTCCCGGCGCCAGCACCATCGCCAAGATCGGCGAGGACAGCAGCGGCTTGATTCATTGGGCGTGGAAGCTCGGCATGGAAGGACAAGACTACCGCAAGGTGCGAGACAAGGCCGCCGACATCGGCACCATCGCGCACTTCCTCATTGAGTGCTTCCTGCACGGTCACGTTGCCGACCTCTCCGAGTTTAGCCCCGCGGATGTCGAGAAAGCGACCATCGCGTTCAACAACTTCAAGCGCTGGTGGGACAGCGAAGGCTTCACCGTCATCGAACCCGAAGTGCAGCTCGTCTCCGAGGAATACCTTTTCGGCGGCACCATCGATGCACCGTCCCGCGACCGTGACGGCAAGATCGTCCTCCTTGACTGGAAGACCAGCAAAGCAATTGTCGGCGCGCACAAGATCCAGCTGGCCGGCTACGAGCAGCTCTGGAACGAGAACCGCCCTAACATGAAAGTCCAGCGCCGCGGCATCGTGCGCATCGGCAAGGAGTCGCCGGATGACTTTGAGGTGTCGTGGATCTTCTCCGCAGAACCCCTGTGGGAAAACTTCAAGGCCCGCCTCGCGCTCCACTACGCAAACCTTCGGCTCAAGAAGGCTGCCTAATGCCCCGCAGAAAATACATAGCCATCGTCCGGCGCAAGCTCGGCCGCGAGAAAGCGGACGGCATGACGCTGGGCGATGGCCGTGTATACATTGACCCGCGGCAAAGCGGCATCGATGAGATGGACACCATCATCCATGAATTGTTGCACGACTGCTTTCCCCACCTGAGCGAAGAAGCCGTTGCCGAGGCCGCCGGCACCATGTCCCGCAGCCTCTGGCGCGACAAGTGGAGGCGAGTGATCGAATGACCGCCGCTGGATACATCCTCATCGGCCTCGCCATCGGCGTGGTGCTCGGTGCCCTGGCGGCCTACGGCGGCATGTTCGCCTGGGCCATCCGCTACGGAAACAACGAAGAAGAATAATTATGAAAAAACCCGCAGGACTATACGCAAACATCCACGCCAAAAAAGCCCGCATCGCCGCCGGAAGCGGTGAGAAGATGCGCAAGCCCGGGTCCGCCGGCGCTCCGACCGCCAAAGCCTTCCGCGCATCCGCCAAAACCGCCAAAGCGCGCCGATGAGCGATCCAACCGTCACATTTCTGCGCAACTTCAACCGCTGGCGCCGCGGTGAAGATGACCGGCAGCCGCCTAGCGGCCTAAAGGTCGGCAAGGCGATTGATGAAGCCTGCGACAAGATTGAGCGCCTTGAGCAGGAGCTGCGCGAGGCCAGAAGGATCGCCAACGAAATGAGCGAATCCAACGAGGTGCTGCTGGCTGACCTGCACTACACTCGACATGACTTAAAAGAGGCGCTTAACAAGCGATGACCTCCAGCGTCCTCATCGCCTTGGTGGGCTTTATCTACTTCGCCGTCGCCATCGACCTCGGCCTGCTCCAGCACAAGTTCTGGCACGCCATAATCTGGCTCGGCTACGCCATCGCCCAAGCTGGCCTGTGGCGAATCACTATTTATGAGTAAGTACGATATTATGACACCGGAAATTGAAGAGATTGACAAAGCCATCGTCCTTCTCAAGTCCAAGCGCACCAAACTTGTTGCCGAGGCGGCCAAGCGCAAGGCCGACGCCCTCTGCGCGGAGATGCGCAAGCGCAAATCCAAATGACTTTCAAGTTGCAGGCTCAAGCGGGTTCTCGCCGGCGTTCATGTGGTGTGACGCCGCGGACCATCTCCGGGATGCCCAGCTCCACCGAGCGAGACGAGTGGGGCGCCTGCACATTCTTTTTGTCCGGGCAGCGTAGTAAACGAGGAGCACCGTATGGTGTATCCTGTGGTCGGGAGAGGGATATGGCTTATTGGTCGTGTCGGCCCCAGATAATACGGCACCCCACTACCCTCGCAACCATGGTCACCCGTGCGTCTGAAAAGGTGCGGCCGCACCGTCCCCGGCAAAACAAAGGTGCCGCCTCGCTGACAAAAGCCCCTTCGGCTTTTCGCAAGATAGGCGAAGCGGTCAACAGGCAGGGAACGCTAACCATCACCGGCTGGCAATGCGCGTCTGGGCGCTGAAATGCCGGTGGCCCTGTCTCTTTTTTTCATATGATCTCCTGGCCGCCCCACAACTTCCGCGTCGAAGTAGACGGCATCGGCATCTGCCGAGTCCTCTACGTTGTCGCACAGGGCGGCCTTGAGAACGATTACGTCACTGTCTGCCGCGAGAATGGCGGCCGGTGGCTGACCGCGCGCATCGACCAGCTCGCCTGCGCAGAGAATCCGACTTTGGACATTTTGGGCGCCGCGCCGGTTTAAACAACGGCTTCGGGGGAAGCTGGCGGCTGCGCAGTCGCACCGGCCGGCGCCCGATCTATTTCGTGAACGAGCACGCACAACGATTTAAGCCCACGCCGCATCCGGTTATGCAGGTCGATCTTGACCTGCTCGAGAAGCTGGGCGCCGACGAAGGCTGGAAATATCTCAAAACACGCGAAGAACTGATCGCCCGCGAGGCATCAGACCCGTTCCGCTATGGCTACATCCCGCCGGTGTGGAAGCGCGCGTCCGAGTTGATCGATAAGCACCGCGAATTGCTTGTTCTGGGCGGAAACCGGAGCGGAAAGACGGAGTGGGCAGCGAAAGAGGCGCTCAAAATCATGTACAGCAAACCTGGGGCGGTCGTCTGGTGCTTCCAAACCACCGCACCCAACAGCATCGAGCTTCAGCAGCCGCGCGTCTGGAAATATGTCCCGCCGGAGTGGAAAAACGCGCGCAAGGGACAGGTCACCAACATCACCTACAGCGTTAAGGGCGGATTCACCGAGGCCAAATTCGTTGCGCCCAACCAATCCATCTGCATCTTCCGCAATTACGCGCAAGATCCGTCCACGCTGGAGGGCGGCGAAATCGATTTTGCCTGGGCGGACGAATTAGTCCCGCTTGATGTCCTCGAAACGCTCCGGTTCCGCTTGGTGGACCGGAACGGCAAGCTCGCCGTGACATTCACGCCGGTGGAGGGCTGGTCGCCGACTGTGGCCGACTACTTATCTGGCGCCAAGACCGTCACCGATACGGACGCCGAGCTGCTGCCGCTCAAGAACGACAAGGGCGAGGCCTCTGGCTACGAGAAGGTGCCCATCGAGCAGCTAAACCCCAAGGGCCGCCCGATTTTATATTTCCACACGCAGTCAAATCCCTGGGCCGGCTGGTCGCGGATGAAGAAAGAGCTGCAGAGCGAGACCAAAGAAAAAATCCTCTGCCGCGCCTACGGCGTCCCGACCAAAGCCATCAGCGGCCGCTTTCCGCTCTTCAATCCCAAGGTCCACGTCATCCGCCACAGCGATGTCCCGCAAGGCACCCGCTACCACTGGGTCGATCCGGCGAGCGGCAAGAACTGGGCCATGATCTGGACCGTCCACGACACCGCCGGCCGCATCGTCGTCTACCGCGAATGGCCAGACCAAACGTCCTACATCGAAGGCGTGGGCTACGCTGGCGAGTGGGCGCTGCCGGATGGCAAGAAGCTCGACGGCAAGCCCGGACCCGCGCAGCAGGACTTCGGCTTCGGCTTAGAGCGCTACAAAGACGAGATCCTGCGCGTCGAAGGCGGCGAGGAAATCTTTGAGAGGTGGATGGATTCGCGCTACGGCAACGCCCGCACCCTCGGCAAGGAATCGCCAACCACGTTGATCGACGAGATGGCCGACCTCGGCATGCTCTTCACGGCGACACCGGGCGACAGCATCAATGAGGGCGTCAGCATGATCAATGACGCGCTGTCATACAACCCCGAGAAGCCGGTGGACGCGCGCAACCAGCCGAAGCTCTACATCTCGGAGAACTGCAAGAATGTCATCTATGCGCTGCAGACTTATACTGGTGCGGACAAAAAGCTAGGTGCTGTAAAAGATTTTGTAGACCTCCTGAGATACGTTTGCCTCTCCGACGCCATCAACGTCGAAGGCGACATCCTGCGCAGCCACGGAGGAGGAAGCTACTAATGACCCAAGCACCGCCAGCCCCGCCCAGCCGCCTGCGCCCGCAACGCCGCGGCAGTGACACGCCGAAGTGCGGTGTGTGTACCAAGCCGCTTCGTATCGGCGACATCCACGGCGAGGACCACCAGCTCGGTATGGTCTGCCAAGCCTGCGGCCCGCACGTCATCGCCGCCATCTGGGCGCTTGAGCGCATGGTGCATCGCCGCTAAAAGACTTATGTTCACCAAAACCAAGCCCATCCCGGTTGACCGCTACCGGACGACCGACAATTACAACCCCAAAGGCGCCCTCGCCTTCTCCCGCGACCAAGCCCCGCCGGCCTTCCTCGCCGTGATGACCGAGATCCAGGACCGCATCGCCGACACCTCCCTGCTGGTCAGCACGATGGCCACCGCCAAGGAACCCGGCTACCTGGCCCACGCCAGCGGCCAACTCTCCGCGCTCCTCGAGCTGTGGGAAGCCTTGGAGCAGCGCCGCGCCGAGTCGGTGACCGTGGAGTAGTTTCTGCGCAGTAGTTCAAGCCACGTTTGAACTATTAGACAAAATCGAAAAGTTCTTCTTACAGGTTGCCGTTCGCCGACACGGCAAAATGTTGCCGTGCGGCGACACTACGCTGGCTTAATGTAGCGTGAAGCTGTCATTAAGCGACTTGTCGCTGCAAAAACACCGCACATTTTGTGACACAAAGTGCAAACACTTGTGCACAGGTATATGCGATTCTATCCAGATGTCGCCTGAAGACATAAGCGGAGTATCGTTAAACAATACCGTCACGCGAAAATAGTGCTGGACATTTTATACTCAGACGCTATACTATATAGCATCAACGGTGAGTTGTGCCCTCATGGCACTCGAGGTTGTTGATCGGACTGGGCGACGGACGCCCTGGCACTACTTGGAGGTTTTTCCATGGACGAAGGGAAAGCAGCTACGGCTGCAGGTACGGACGATATTCTTTCACTAGCTCTCGATGAGCTGCGGCCGCCGGCCGAGCGCACCGAGGAAGAAGTGAAACCGGAGGAATCCGGTGATCTTTCACAAGACGAGACAGCAGAAGACGCATCCAGCGAAAGCGAAGATGCGAATGAAGATAACGAGGAAGCGACCGAGGAAAGCGAAAGCTCCGAGGACAGCGAAGACGAGGAAGGCGAAGCGCCCTCACCGGATAAGATCCAGAAGCGCATAAATAAGCTGACGGCCCAGAAGAAAGCCGCAGCCGAAGAAGCCGCCACCGTCAAATCGCAATACGAGGAGGCCCAAAAGCGCCTCGCCGAGCTGGAAGCCCAGGTCAACGAAGCTGCACGCCCTGTGCTGCAGCCGACCGCGGAAAACCCGCTGGCCGATGTGGACACGCAGGAAGCGCTTGATGCCAAAATCAAGAGCGCCCAAGAGGTCCGCCGATGGGCCTTACGCAATTCGGACGGCGCCACCGTAAAGCGCCCAGACGGAACCGAGGTCTACGTCGATGCCGATGAGGTGAAAAATTACCTTATCAAGGCAGACGATGTCATCGTGACCTACGCCCCGGCACGCCAGCAATGGCTCGCCCAGCGTCAACCGGCCGTCGAGGCAGCGAAGTCGTTGTTCCCCGATATCTTCAAGAAAGGCACGCCGATGCACACGGCGTTCCAAGCCACAGTCAAGCAGGCGCCGGAGCTTTTGAAGCTCCCGCAAGCCGAATACTGGGTCGGTCTGGCCCTCTACGGAGAGCAGACCCTCATGGCCAAACAAGCCGCCGACCAAGCCAAGAGCAAGGCCGCCGGCAAAGTCTCGTCCGCGAAAGCAGCAAGTAAAACGCCCACACCTGTAAAGCCGATCAGCGCGCCGAAAACTTCGACCAAAGGCGCGTCCAAAGTGACGCGCGACAGAATGCTCGCCTCGGGTCGTCTTGATGACGTTGCCGATTTTATGAGCGAAGCGCTGTTCGGATAAACCTCTAAAAAGAAAGAATTAAAATTATGTCAGCTCCCGCTGGAACCCTGTTCCCGGCCGTTGGAAACCGCGAGGATCTCCTCGACGTGTTGACGGTTGTGGACGCAAAAAACACGCCGATTTCTAGCTCTGTCGCCAAGACCGGCGCCGATATCAGCAATCCTGCAGTTTACAGTTATTTGGCCGATGGTTACAACGCGCCCTCC